CCGTTCCAGCCCCTACGAGCCACCTTGTAGCCTTTTTTTAGAGCCTCCAAGGCTATCCCAAAGGTCATGCCATCCGTGGGCCTATAAGCCGAATCAAACACATCCTTTGGTGACCATGAGATGTAGCCGTCAAAGTCAGGATGATTGGGTTCACCGCCACCGATGTACTCAACCAGATAACCCTCATCAGAACCGTTCTCATTGGCGGGAAGTTTCCAGCCGCGCATGTCGTTGTATGCCTGCCTGTTTACAGGAAGGGCATTGATTTCTTTTACTCCGATGTAGCGTTTCATATTTCTTTCCATTAAAGTTGTTTTAATTCTTTGTGCCGCTGCTTGTGGCAGCGGCGTTGCACTTAGAAGTTTTAGAACGAACCATGTTGAACTCCAGTGACTTTGGAGCAACCATTACAGGCCCGTTCTAATTAAAAGGTATGTCATCCTCCATGTCATCAAACCCAGACCCTGATGGGGCAGGCTTGCTGACGGGCTGACCAGCGTTACGGGCACGCCACTCAGGTGTAGCCTGGATCTTCTCCTTGAGGCTGCTACCGAAGGTCTCAAACAACTCCATGTCTGGGTTGTCGATCACGAACATGGACATCTTGTTGAAGCCCTCCGGAAGGCCAGCCTTCTTAATCGCCACAGGAACCGGGTTGATTGAGATGATGTTGGTGTACTCCTTGCCGTTGTTGCCAATGGCCTTAGCCACAGTCAACATGCACCAAGCGCCCAGCACGTTCTTCAACTCAAAGCCACGAAGCTCTTCAGGTGTGAACTGACGGCCACGCCAAGCCTGAAGATCTTTGCGCAGGGTGGCGTTTTCGCTCAGTGACAAAGTGAAGTTCTTACTGATGGACAAAGGTTCACCCTTGCTGGTGACCATCGGGTTGCCGTTGTCGTCCTCACCGTGAACCTCAAACTGCATCATCACCTTTTGCTGGTGCTTGATCTGTCCTTGGTACTCAGTCTTCTGTGTGCCAATGTCTACGATGCGGTAGCACCGGGCAAGGTGCATGCCTGGGGCCACGGGCGTAAAGCTGCCGCCGCCGCTGTCTCTCGCTGTCAAACTCATTTTTCGCTCCTGTCAGTTTCAAAAATAGACGACCTGGGCATGCCGCATTCCATGCAAATCATCTCCCAGTCGTCGGTGGTAGCAACGCCTGCGATGGCCCGGCGAAGGGCCTCCTCAAGCATTTGCATTCGCTCCAGCATCAGTTGTTGTGCTTCGCCGCCCATGTCAGTCCTTCGCCATGAAGTAGCCAAAGGCCAACAAGAGGAAGAACCAGATGCCGCTCCCCCTCCCAAGCAAGAACCGAACAATCGCTGTAAAAAAGCCACTCATAATGTGCCTTCAAGTTAAAGTGACGCTACTGTATCAAATTTAACTTGAGCATACAAGCCCCTTGTGCATCTTTTTTTCTGGTGTATGATGTGCTTAAACCAACCAAGGAGATCGGATGACACTGACAGAGTTTTTTGAAGACAAGCCACGAGGAGCAAAGTTGGCAATGGCCAACAAGATCGGCGTGAGCAAAACGTGGATGAGCCTCGTCATCTCAGGGAGGGAATTGGCCTCCCCTGAGTTGTGCGGGGCCATCGAGCGCTACACCAAGGGTCAGGTGAAGCGTGCAACCCTCAGACCTGACATCTTCGGGGACTTAAAGTGATTTGGTACAAATTCCATCTTGGTGACTACATCACCCACACCACGCATCTCTCCGATGCAGAAGACTTGGCTTACCGCCGTCTTTTGGATTTGTACTACATCAGCGAAAAGCAAATCCCACTCAATACCGAATCGGTTTCCAGGAAAATCCGAATCGACCTTGACATCGTTGAAACAGTGCTTGGAGAGTTCTTCGAAAGGACTGATGAGGGCTATTTCAACAGTCGTTGCGATGCTGAAATCGCACGTTACAACAAGCAGGTTGAGACCAACCGCTCTCTGGGGAAGATGGGTGGCAGACCCAAGAAAACCGAATCGGTTACGAAGCGAAACCCAAAGTTAACCCTAAAAGAAGAAGATAAAGATATAAATACCATATCGTCGGTTGCACCGACAACGTCACGCTTTAACGACTTTTGGTCAGCATGGCCACCATCAAAACGCAAAGTCGCTAAAACGGCCTGTGAGGCGAAATGGAAGCGTCAAGCACTAGACCCCTTCGCCGACAAAATAATCGCCTCTGTGACCCGTTTAAGGGCCTCTGAGCAGTGGTTAACGGGCTTTGATCCTGCCCCACTTACGTTCTTGAATCAAAAGAGGTGGGAGGACGACTCAGAAACCGATTCGGTTAACGGTTCCATTTTCAACAGGAGAGTGATATGACGAAAGACACTGGTGGCTTTGCCTTCCCTCACGTTATCGAGCACCTGCATGAGCCGGTGACAGCGGGCATGACGCTTAGGGATTACTTCGCCGCAAAAGCGATGCAGAAAACAATGTCCGAGTTTGAAGAAGGATGGGTGGAACACGCTTATCAGCATGAGACATTTTTGCAATGGGCCGCCGAACGCTCCTACGCTATGGCTGACGCCATGCTGAAAGCGAGGGAGCAATGACCCCGGTCGAAAACTTGATCTCGCGCCTGCAAGTGGTCAAGGGCCGCAACGGTGCTTGGACTGCCAGATGCCCAGCCCATGAGGACAAGAGTCCGTCCTTGGCTGTTCGTGAGGGTGAGGACGGACGGGTGCTGCTGCACTGCTTTGGCGGCTGCTCTACATCGGACGTGCTGGCCTCTATCGGCATGGACATGAGCGATCTGTTCCCGGCTGGTGACAAGCGCCGAGATGTTGTCAGCAAGCCCAGCATGAAGCCTGCGTTCTTTGCCAGCGACCTGATGCGCATCATCCACTTTGAGGCTTTGATTGTGCAGATCGTGGCCTACGACATAGCTCATGGCAAGTTGCCAACTGAAGAGACCCGTGAGCGGATGCTGACGGCTTACCAACGAATCGACGAGGCAGTGAGGTACGCAAATGTCTAACGTGAGCGCAATTGAGCAAAGGGCCAGAGACCTTGATCAGGCCCGCAAGGTCAGGCTGATCAAGTCCCAGGACATTGACATGGAAAAGTACCTCAAGGCCAATGACGTGACCCACAAGGTGCATGAGGCATCGGTCTGGCTGGACGAGATCAAGAATGATCTAGTGAACCCACCTGAAAAGGATCTGAGCAGCACCATGCCCTGGGCAAAGACTCACTCGACCTTCAGGTTTCGCCCAGGCGAGGTGACCCTCTACGCTGGCAGCAATGGCGGTGGCAAGTCCCTGGTGACCGGGCAGATTGCTCTGGGCCTGATCAAGCAAAAGCAGCGGGTGTGCATTGCCAGCTTTGAGATGAAGCCCAAGCGCACGCTGTACCGGATGCTGAGGCAGTTTGCCGGGGAGGACATTGATGTGCCTCGCTACACCGACAAGGCCACCTACATTGGCCGCTTGCTGACACGGTTCATTGACTACTCAGAGCAGGGCCTATGGCTGTATGACCAACAGGGCACTACGTCAAGCCAGCAAGTGATTGCCATGGCCCGTTACTGCGCAATTGAGTTGGGCGTGCAGCATGTCTTCATCGACTCCCTCATGAAGTGCGTGACCGGCGAGGACGACTACAACGCTCAGAAGACTTTTGTTGATGAGTTGACCGCCCTAGCCCGTGACCACAACATCCACATTCATCTAATCCACCACATCCGCAAGCTGGGCAGCGAAGAGATGCAGCCAAGCAAGACCGACATCAAGGGGTCTGGTGCGATTGCTGACCAAGTGGACAACGTGCTGCTGATGTGGCGCAACAAAAAGAAGGAGCACGACATCCAAAACGGGCAGATCCCTGACCACAAGAAACCCGACGCTTTGCTGATGTGCGAGAAGCAGCGCAACGGGGAGGCTGAGGAGTGGTACTCCCTCTGGTTTAACAGGGAGTCCCAACAGTTCGTTGATGAGGTTGGCGGCATGCCGATGTCTTTTGATCAGCGGGGTTCATTTTGAATGAGCAGGAGCATATGTATCGTTGTCTCGTTCGATGGGTCATCAGACGACGGATACAAGATCGCGATGCAGCACACCGATGGCTCACTGGTCACACTGACCACACTGGCCGTCGTCACAAGGGCTGGAATGAACTTCATCCCGGCTCACCTCTTGAGAGAGATGTTCGAGTCCAGTGGGGCCTTGGAAACCGAGGCGCAGACGGAGATTGGAAACAACAAATGGAGAAATTAAATGAGCTTTGAGAAAAACGTCTTTTCGCAGGGTCAGACCCTGTTCACGCAGCTTGAGTTTGACAAAGCATTGTCTGAGGCCAAGGCGGAGATCATGGCCGTGGCCATCCAGACCACGAAGCAGGCCATGTTCTTGGAGCGCAGGGCCTGTGCCCAGATGCTGATGGACATGGCTGACGCTGAGGATGAGGGTGAGGTTTGTACGGCCATGCGCAATGCAGCCCAAGCGGTGATGAGCCGCATACCGGTACAGCATCAATGAGCGACATCACCATGTTCATGAACGGCGTCACCTTGACGCTGCCCTGGCCGCCCAGCATGAACACCTACTGGCGAACCTTTAAGGGTCGCATGATCATCAGTGCCAAGGGGCGGGAATACCGCAAGGCGGTCATTGAACAGGTCATGCTGCAAGGCGGCTTAAAAGGCTACCAGGGCAAGCTGGTGGTGGAGATTGAGGCATACCGTCCGGACAAGCGCAAGCGAGACCTCGACAACCTGCTGAAGGCGGCGCTTGATGGCTGCACTCACGCAGGGGTCTGGGAAGACGACAGCAACATTGTTGACCTCAGAATTTACTGGGCCGACACCATCGGCGGGATGATCAAAGTGCATGTGAGGGAACTATGAAAGCGCAAAAAGTCAAATGGTTTACCGGCAACAAGGGCAAGGTGGGGATTGCTAAGGTGCTGACGGATGACGGTGACACTGAGTACCGCATCAGCGTTGTGGATGGTTTTCTTGAGCACATGGACGTGCAGCAGGTTGTGGCCTGGGGCGCGTACTTCCCGTTTGAAGCGGGTGACCCACTGTTCATGGAGGACGCATGAAACAAGAACCGCAACTGATTGACCTGTTTGCCATGTTCATCAGCGTTGGACTGGCTGCAAACGGCAAGTCAAAAAACTTAGCAGAGCATGCCTACGTCCTGGCCAGCCAGATGATGTGGGAGCGCCAGAATTTCATTGGAGAGCAAGATGACAGAAAAACTGATTGACCCCCAGGCGGCGGTGGACTTCATGATTGCCAAGTCCAGGGCGTATGCCCAGGCCGAGGCCAACAAGGTCTACATGGAGGAGTTGCGCAAGACCATCAAGGCCGAGCAGATGATTGAGGCCGAGACGCTTGGCCACAAGACCGCCGCCATGCAGGAGAGGGAGGCGTATGCCAGCCACCCCTACAAGCAGCATTTGCTCGCCCTCCAGCAGGCCGTGGAGGTGCGCGAGGAGCTTAGGTGGATGCTGATAGCTGCCCAGGCGAGGATAGAGTGCTGGAGAACACAAGAAGCAAGCAACCGAGGGATTGTCAAGGCGACCATGTAAAATTGTGGAAACGGCTACCTTTAGCGGGGGAAAAGGCGATTCATCACCGCCCTGCCGTTTTTCTTCTTGTGATGCTTCCACCAATGATGAGGTGCGACATGATCAATTTCATTCAGGAAAATTTTCGTTACGAGAACGGCGTTCTGTACAGAACAACAAACCGTGGGGGCGAAAAAATTGGCACGGCTGCTGGGTGGCTTACCGCTTGCAACGGTCGGCCATACTGGAAAATTAGCATCAACAAAAAAACGATGTACTTGCACCACATTATTTTTTTGTTGCATCATGGTTTTTTGCCTGACTACATTGACCACAAAGATGGTGACTCAACCAACAACAAGATTGAAAATCTTAGAGCAGCCACCCAAAGTCAAAACATGGCCAACAGCGCCATGAAGTCAAGCAACACAAGCGGCTACAAGGGCGTGACTTTCAGAAAAGACACGAAAAAATGGGCGTCTGCCATCATGGTCAACGGCAAGCACATTTCACTTGGCTCTCATAAAACAAAAGAAGACGCGCACGCCGCTTATGTTTTGGGGTCAAAAAAACATTTTGGTGAATTTGCAAAGGCCACGCTATGACCACCGCAGCCGAGCGCAAGCACATGAATCGGGTGGCCGAGCTTGGCTGCTCTGTGTGTAGGAGGATGGGGTATGAGGGGACGCCCGCAGAACTCCATCATCCAAGGGCCGGAACGGGGGGCGGGAGACGCGCAAGCCACTTTGATGTCATCCCACTATGCCCCGAGCACCACAGAGGCAAGACGGGCCTCCACGGGCTTGGCACGAAGGGCTTTCCAAAACACTACGGCTACAACGAAGCGGATCTGCTGGAGGACGTTCGCACTTTATTAGGGTTTGTCCCTACAAAATAATTGGATAAAGTGCTGGTGTCGTTTAATTTGGGGTTACACTATCATCACTGACACAGCAACACCGCACAGTCAGGCAACACAGAAAGACAGCGATGACCACTCTCACTATCACCCACGACGTTGACACCCTTGGCGCACTCTTGGCCCAGATCGCCCTGCTCACCAAGCAGGCAGACGCAATCAAGGATGCCATCAAAGACAGCGCCAGCATGGGCGGCGACAAGGTCGTCGAGGGCGACCTCTTCAAAGCCACCTACTCTGAGTCCAACCGCTCGTCGGTTGACTACAAAGCCCTCTTAGCTGAGTTGGGTGCTACCGCCCAGCAAATCGCCACCCACACCAAGACCACCGCTGTGTACACAGTCAAGGTCACCAGCAAGTAAATCAACCGGGGCTTCGGCCCCCACAGGAGAACACCATGCAATTCACCTCGCAAGCTCAAGGAAGAACCTTTGCCAAGGTTGCTGCAAACCGTCAAAAGCGTCACATTGGCCAAACCATACAGACCTCTTTGTTCGGTCGCATGGTTGAGGGCAAAATTATTGATGTTCACCCTTTTGGGGTGGTTGACATTGAACTGCCCGGCGGCCAGTGCTATCGCGTTTCTGGTGTGTCGCTGTCCGCTTAAACCCACTCATTACAAACGAAAGCGAATCGGATATGTCAAAAAATATTGAAACAACCATCTACACCGAAGACAACGTGCGCATCAGCGTTGATGAGTGGGATGACGGTGGTGTCTGGCTGGGCTTGCAAGGCCGTGGTTGCAGCATGCACTGCACCCTGACCCGCGCTGAAGCAGAGCAGATGCTCAAGAACTTGCAGGCCGTTTTGGCAAAAGAGGTGACAGCATGACTGACGCACAGTACATCGCTCTCGGCTACAAGTACGAGAAGGCAAAGACAGCGGGGGCGGCGCAAGCCGTTGCCCAGGCCATCAGGAAGGCCGTAGAGGCCGAAAAGGTCGAGGATAGGGCCGAGGCCCGCTACTTCGTGGATCGTGGCCGCCAAGAGGCTCGTATGGAGGTGGCAGCATGAACACGCACACAAAGGGGCCGTGGATGGTGGTAATGCAGCGCAATCAATTTGGCGACACGGTGTATGGCGTTCTTGAGCATACGCGCACGCTGGTGGTGGTTGACCCCGAGGGCTATTACGCCAAAGGCCAGTATCCAGCACAAGATGAAGATGGCTATTACCTTCCTGATGACCAAATTGATTGTTCAGAGTACCGTGTGGCCAGCGCCCGCCTGATTGCCGCAGCACCTGAGTTGCTGGATGCGCTCCAGACAATGGTTAAAGCATTCCATACGTATGCCCCGAAACTTGATGGGGCTGAATACAACTGCGTGCTTTCTGCTAAAGCCGCCATCGCCAAGGCAACAGGAGCTACCCATGACTGACCACATCTTCACCGAAGCCAAGACCGGCAAATTCACCTGCTTGGCCTGCGGGGCGACTGAGGCACCACCACACATGCCTGCGCCCATCAACGTCATCATTGACGCGATGGATCACTTCATCAGCCAGCACAAGGGCTGTAAGGCCCCTGCCGCTGAGACTGTGATGACTGAGTACATCGCAGGCTTTAATGCCGGGTGTGACTTCATCGTCAGGGAGATTGAGACGTGGTCGGCCAAGCACCAGTACGACGTGATTTCCCTGCTTGCGCACCTTCGGCAGGGTAAGGGTTTGTCCTAAGAAATAAATTGGGCTGGTGGGTTGTATCGTTTAATTTGGGGTTACACTGTCATCACTGCACAGTCGCAGGTAACACAGAAAGAACAGCGAATCATGAATGCACGCACAGGGTTTATCACTTCACCCCCCATTGAGCACCCAGACGCTTACGCCAAAGCAGTGAAGCGCAACATTCTGGAAAATGCCCGCAAAACCTTCGAGCGCACCTACGCTGACGCTGAGACTGTGCTGGATTTCATCGACGCTGGCCGCGTCTATGACGACAACGGCAATGTCTCCTACAAAGAGGGCTTCCTGGGATCATTGGCAAGCGCTTATGACCGTTTCGGCAAGCTGACCGAGGGTCAAGTCAATGCGGTGCGCAAGTGCATTGTGCAGCGCGAAGAGCGCCGCGCTGAGTGGGCCAGCAAGAATGCCGCGTTGAATGCCGACCGCCAGCACCTGGGCACCGTTGGCCAGAAGGTGACCCTCACCCTTACCGTCGTCCACATCGTCGTGCTGGACGGCATATACGGCTCCAACTACATCCACATCTGCGAGGACACAGACCATAACGTGGTGATCTACAAGGGCAAAGCAGCCGACTTCCCGCTGAAGGGCGAGACCGCCACAATCATCGCCACGGTTAAAGAGCACGGTGTCCGTGATGGCGTCAAGCAAACCGTCATCCAGCGCCCCAAGCTGATGGAAGTGGCATAAGGGTTTGTCCCTAAAAAACATTTTGATCTGGCTGTGATGCGGTGTAATTTCAAGTTACACTATCATCACGGTCAGCAAGATCGGTAACAGCGAAGGAAAGCGAAATGTCAATTTTGTACAAAGAGTTCATGGGTCAAGATGGTCAGACCGCGTGCCGTCTGACCCCTATCGGGGCCAGATACCTGACCCAGGACAATCTGGCGTTTTGTGCCCACTGCACACAGATGCACGAGGACATCGGCTCTGAAGCCTACCGCGCTTTGTGTTCTGACTGCGGTGAGCACAAGGTGTTTGGCCACCTCAACTTCAACCGGATTGCCTGATGACACAGCAAGAATTTGACAGGCTGGTTGCGCTGGACATCCAGCGTCTGGTGGCCGCAGCCCAGGCCAAGTACGAGGCAGAGCATAAGGAGGATGACGAGTGACCCCGCTCATTCAAGAGATGGTTGCTCTCTCCCCGGAGGAGGCCGCCAACTTCCATTGGTTTGACATGACCGAGGTGTACAGGCCGGAACAAAAGATTGATGGTGAGGTGCTTGGGCGACCCCTGCCGTTCCCGTTTACAGCCTTGGTGTGCGCCTATGAGGACAGGAAAATAATGCTGCTGGTGCGCTGTTTTCAGGGCATCACGGCGGTTGCTGGGTGGCAGTGGGAGGGCAAGCGCTACGGCAAGACTCTGGCGTTCACCTACGTCGTTGAGGGTGATAGCGTTCGAGTCCGGCATGAGGACGGTTCAAAGTTTGATTACAGGGACAGCCCAACGGTGGGGGTGATTGCGTTCATTGCGGCATTCCTTGAGTCGCTCGACGTTCGCCCGGCGACTGGCCATTTGCCCGTCAAGCGCGACAACTGGGCAAAAAAGATCCGCCAAGGCAAAGTTCCTACCTACGACTGGAAGACGGTGGTGATCGAGCCTACCAAGCTCAAGGGCGAGGACAAGGGCGGAACTCACGCAGCGCCCAGGTGGCATGAGAGACGTGGCCATTGGCGCACCACTAAGCTGGGAAAAAAAATTTGGGTGAGGAACTGTGAGGTGGGCGACAAAACCCGTGGCGCAGTTTTTCACGACTACCGCATCAAAGCACAAGGAGAAAAAAATGAATGACAGAGAACTGATGCAGCAGGCGCTGGATGCGCTGGAGAACAGCGTTGATCTGGTGCGTGAAGATGCCTACCAAGCAGAGAAACTTTACGGCAACTACCCGACAAGGCAGGGCAAAGTAAACGGTTTAAAAGTGCTTGCTGATGACCATGAGAAAGCCATCACCGCTTTGACCGAGAGGCTGGCGCAGCCAGAGCAGGAGCCTGTGCCGGAAAACTTCATGGACGCATTGAAGTTTGATGTGGCGGCGCGTGATGCGCGTGAGTGGGAGAGGGTTGACATGCGTGAACATGCAGAGGGAAATCTTGGTATTGGCACAGCGCCGCCAGCACAGCCAGCCATGTTTGGCCCGATGGGCACGGTGGGCGCTTTGTTTGACAAGCATGTGATCGGCAGGCTAGACAAGAACTGGCGGGTTTACGTGGAGAAGAACACATGACCCGCGACGACATCACCCGCATTGCCCGTGAGGCTGGGTTTGTAGGCTTTGATGGGGACAACGGGTCACTGAGACGCTTTGCCGCCCTTGTCGCCGCTGCCGAGCGCAATAAGCTGGCCGCATGGATGATGGCGCAGGACTACGCCACGGGCCACGGCGAAACGATAGAGGGCTTGCTTGAGGAACTTGAGCGTGAGGTTGGCTTTAAACGTGCAGAGCTTTGGATCAAGCGCATCAATGAAGCTGTGCTAGCCGAAAGAGAGGCGTGTGCAAAGGTGTGTGAAGGCCGACTTCAGGAGGGCTTGAACTTTGAGGGTTGTGCCTCCGCCATCCGGGCAAGGGGGCAAGCATGAAAAAACTTCTTTGCTGGATTTTTGGACACCGCAACACCATCAGTTGCATCACCGATTGGGAGGTTACACACGACAGGTGCGGACGATGCGGCACTGACCTACCCATTGGGTATCCGCACCATCAATCAAGGGGCAAGCATGACCGAGGCTGTACACGTTGTGCCGGTCAATGACCTGCGCGAGCACACTGCCAGCGCTGAATGCTGGTGCAAGCCTTCCGAAGAAGATGAGTGGCCTGGAGTCTGGGTACATCACTCAATGGATGGTCGTGAAGCGTTTGAAAACGGGAGACAAGCATCATGAGCAAGTCCAAACACGACCTCGTTCGCAAGGCGCTGCGTGACAGCTCAGACGGCCTGACGGTCAAGCAAATTGTGGACTTGACGCAAATTGACAAAGACCCGTTAAGCCGGATCTTGCAGACCATGCCTGACGCCTACATTGATCGGTGGTCAGGACCGACAAGGGGGCAGTACAGCGCTGTCTGGTGCGTTGTAATTCCTCCAGAAAATTGCCCACATCCGGTTAACTCTGAAGTAAAATAAGACCACGGAAACCATTTTCCTGACGCCAGGAAGATGGCCTGATAAAGCGAAAAGAAACCGAATCGGTTCCCAGCAATGGGGCCAACACGCATGGGGATTGGGTTGAGGCTGGCCGCTGGGCTGTTTAACCTTGGCTTAGTCCCCAGCCGTGTTGGAAAAGCGGATGCTGTGGCGTGCAGTGAAATGAAACACAGACGCAGCGAGTACCAACAACACAGCGGAACGAAAGCGAATGGAAACCGATTCGGTTACGTCACAACAAACAGGAGAGCCAAAATGGCAGAACGCATCTACATCGTCCACGGCCCGCAAGGGATTCGCCTCGTCAAAGCCAGCTTGCGTCAACAGGCATTGAGCCACGTCGCAAACAGCACCTTCACCATCCACGTCGCAAGCCAAGACGACTTGGTCGCCGAGATCACGGCAGGCACGAAGATCGAGCAATACAAGGCAGAGCAAGCAGATCTTGCGCTCGACGGCGAGTAAGTTGGTAACATTCGCCTCATCTAAACGGACGAGGACTACGGTCATGCCAGAAACCGCCGCAAAGCCATCAAAACGAGCTACAGCAGCCCCGAAGCCCAAGACTAAGGCCAGGGGTGCTGCCACACAAGAAAACGTCTTTAAGGCTCCAAAAAAGATAGGAGCACCAAAGGGGTCAGGGTCCAAATACACCGAAGAGATAGCAGAAGAGATCTGCGCATTGGTAGCGGACGGGGTAAACCTGCGCAGGGTGTGCCGTATGGATGGGATGCCAAGCTGGCGGACTGTGTACAACTGGGCGGTAGAGAAGCCTGCCTTTGCTTCACGCCTCGCGCATGCGCGTGACATTGGTTACGACGCATTGGCTGAGGAAGCTCTTGAGATTGCCAACACGCAGCACCTTGGCCAGAAGAAGGTTTTCAGCTCAGGCGCAGGTGAGGGTGAGGACAGCGTGACGGTGACCGAGGAGGACATGCTTGGCCACAGAAAGCTCCAGATCGAGACCCGGCTGAAGCTGTTGGCCTGCTGGAATCCTGCTAAGTATGGCAACAAGGTTGCGCTTGGCGGTGATCCTAAGAATCCGCTGAAGGTTGAGATCCAGTCCGAAGCTGACACCTATCTGGCCACGATTCTTAAGAACATCGAGTTGACCAAACAAGTCGACGCCAATGAGTGACATCGCGGCTATCGTGACTGACCCCGAGGTGCAGAAAGCCCTCGCGCAGGCCAGTCCCGAGTACCGGCTTGCGTGGGCCTGGAGAATGAGTTGGTTCTCCACCCAGCACCTGCACCAGACCCTGCCGCCCGGCGACTGGTGGTCCATCTGGTTGATGCTGGCAGGCCGTGGGGCTGGCAAGACCCGTACAGCCGCCGAGCAGATCGCGTGGTGGGCCTATGAGCAGCCTGGGACGCGCTGGCTCGTCGCCGCCCCTACGTCGGCTGACGTAAGGGCTACGTGCTTTGAGGGCGACAGCGGCCTCATGACGATCATCCCTAAGTCACTGGTGGCCGACTACAACAAGACCGCCCACGAACTGCGCCTAACCAACGGCAGCCTGATCAAGGGTATTCCCGCGTCCGAGCCTGAGCGCTTCAGGGGGCCGCAGTTCCATGGGGGCTGGTGCGACGAGCTTGCTGCGTGGGAGTACATCCAAGAGGCGTGGGACCAGATCCAGTTCGGCATGCGCCTGGGCAAGCGCACCCGCATGATTGTCACCACTACGCCCAGGCCAAAGGATCTGATCATTGATCTGATGGGCCGGGAGGGTGACGATGTGGTGCTGACCACCGCCTCGACGTATGCCAACCTGAAGAATTTGTCGGACAACTTTAGGAAACAGATTCTGGCTTACGAGGGCACGAAGCTGGGCAGGCAGGAGATCTACGCTGAGATCATTGACCCCGAGGAGGGCGGGATCGTCAAGCGGGAGATGTTCAAGCTCTGGCCAGCAGGGCGTCCCTTCCCCAGGTTTGAGTACATCCTGCAATCGTATGACGTTGCCACCTCAGAGAAGGTGCAGAACGATCCGACGGCCTCGATCACCTTTGGCATTTTCAAGCCCCAGGACGGGCCTATGAGCGCGATGGTGATTGATTGCTGGCAGGAGAGGCTCCAGTACCCGGATCTGCGTCCAAAGGTCATTGAGGAGTACGAGACGGTCTTCGGTGAGGGCAAGGACAGGAAGCGGGTCGACTTGCTGCTGATCGAGGACAAGTCGGCTGGCATCAGCTTGATCCAAGACCTCCAGCGTGCCCACCTTCCCGTGCGGGCGTACAACCCTGGCCGGGCTGACAAGATGCAGCGGCTGAACATTGTGTCCAACGTGATCGCCCGTGGGCGGGTGTGGATTCCTGAGTCAGACCACAGGAAGGGCTACGTCAAGGACTGGGCCGAGGGGTTCGTCAGCCAGATCTGTAGCTTCCCTGAGACGACCCACGACGACCTTGTGGACGCCTGCACCCAGGCGTTGCGGTATCTGAGGGATGCCGGGTGGTTGGACATCGACCCGCCGCCTGACGAGGACTGGGACGAGGACGACTTTGCAGATACCGGCAGAGTTCGTAGGGTTAATCCCTATGCAATCTGATCTGGCTGTGGTACAAACCAGTTGTTGTGGTCGCGCACAACAGTTGAAAGCCGTTACTCATGCATTGGCCTCCTACGGGAGGGCGCGACCCAGTGCAGTAGTAACGGCTTTTTGCGTTCACGACCACAGCCGTACTCCGCACGTTAGCAAGCACCTCAGTCGTGGTGGCGCGGAAGAAAAGCGTACACGGTATGCCGCAAGGCTAGGGGGCAGTTCCCGAATAATCCGTGCGGCTGGTCGAATCATCAAGCCGAGGGGTAGACGGTGCCCAACCCGTCACATGATGATCCTGCTTGACAGGGGTGAAGCACCTTCCCTCTCTGCTCCTTCATGGGGTAGGGGGGTCTTTGGGTGAAATTTAATAAGGCTAGGGGTTAACGTGTACCTCCTCAACCCATTGAAGGCCAAGTCTGCCGCCCACTACTGGGATGGCAAGGACACGCTTTGTCGGATGTACAGCACCGGCGGCCTGAGCAAGCTCAAGCAGCAGATCTTTAACGACCCGATGGGCAAGCCTATTTGCTCTATGTGCGTCAACGTCCAGCGAAAGACCTCCATGCAAGCTAAACCCAAGGTAGAGATGTGCGCCAACCGCTTCGAGTTGTGCAGCCGTTGGGGTGAGCCAATCGACAAGGAATGGGCACTGCGCGTGTTCAACGTATGGCTGGACCAGCGGATGGACTTGACACAGCCCACCGTTTATGATGCCGTCATACCTCAGAAAGGCGACGAGCATGGCCAGCAATAAACCCAAGTCAAAGCCAAGCGGAACCGATTCGGTTTCCAAGAAGCAGTCTTTTCAGGAGTGGGCTGCGGCTGGTGGTGGTGTTCCGCTCCAGTACAAGGGACGGGAGCATGTGTGGGATCGCAAGGTCAAGCAGTACGCTGCTGGTGGTGACGTTCATATGCAAGCCGGTGGTATCTCCAGGCTCCTCAAGGGCGCAAGCAAGGCCACGGCTGCTGCCGAGCCGACCTACAAGGAAATCAGTGGCATGGTGGCCAAGATGGGCGAGGAGGGCCGATCACCCATTCTTCCCGTGCCCAATCGGTGGTTCCTGAACCCTGACAAATTCCCTGGCCAACAAAAGCTCGTCGAGCGCGTGCTGGACAAGACTGGCAAGCGGCGTGAGGACTTCCCTTCGGGCGCATTCATTGACCCAAGGACAGGCGAGGTGCTGGACTCCCGCATCATGAACGAGCTGGGCGTGGTCATTGATCCCAAGACCAACAGGCCCATGATGTCGGCCAAGGGCGAGGCGGGCATCGAGCAGCTTGACCCCAAGACCGGCGCTTTCACCAAGAGCAACTTAGTGCGCAAGGGGCTGTTCAAGCCCGAGGGCGGTGACCCGTTGCTCAACGACCTGAACTTCCTGGCGACCATTGAGAAGGGTGACGTTGGCCACAAGTATGGATTGGCGACAGAGTACGCCAGCCCCGCTGAACTTTGGAATACGGGCACGGGCGCAAACCCAACGCTGCGGCCCAGAAGCCGTGGCGACTTGTTTGGCCTGGGTGATGTTGTTGGCCAAGTTCGTGTTGGCCGCAGTGAGCCGCATGATGTGTATGAGAAGCTGTTCGTCGCCCCAAAGGGGTCTGACGTGCAGGGCGTCAAGTTGAGCAAGGCCGCCGGTGGTGAGGTTCACATGGACAAGGGTGGCGCTGCCTTTGGCGTCTTCCCGCAGATGAAGCCTCGCCGGGCCAATCAAGACCGCGAGGCGGCCAAGAACGTGCCGGTGGATCTGGCCCGTGGCTTTGTCTCTGGCGTGCTTGGTGCTCCTGGAGACATCGAGTCATTTGCCCGCCTGCCGTATGAGTTGATCACCGGCAAGGATTCCCCGACATTCCTGCCAACGTCCGAGGACATTGAGAAGCGCCTGCCGTTCAGGTCAGAGGCTCCTGTGAGCCGTGCAGCGTCCGGGGCTGGCCAGTTGGCTGGTGGGTTCTACTTGGGTCCAGGATCGCCATTGAGGGTCGCTGGAGCGCTTCCTGGGGCCATCAGGCACGGGGCAACGGAGTTTGCCAAGGCGTCGGCTGCTGCCGCTCCTCGCGTAATTAAACCCAAGGGTGGAAACTGGATTGCTGGTAGCGTAGAGAAGGCGCTTGATCCGCTTAAGACGCGAACAATTGCGGGCGAAACTCCGGCCCAAAGAATTCCAAAGCATGAGGCTTTGTTGTCAGATCCATCATTGAACAAGGACCAAATTGACAGGGTTCTTTATCAATTAGACGAGACCAAAAAAGAGGCTGCTATTGACCAATGGGTTGATCGCAACCTTGGCAACTACGTTAAGAAGGAAATGGCAACGCCTGAAGACCCGGTGCGAAAGCTGGCTGAGGAGGGCATCACTCATCTACCAGCAGACGCAATGAACAGGGGGCAGTGGCTGTCTGAGTCTATGGAGGCCATCAGGCGAAGCGAAGGTTTTCCCGGTGCAGGCATGGCTCGCACTGAAGCTGGGCGAGGTTGGGAGAACCTTGCAGACGAGTCAATTCAAATTACCGCACCCATTGTTGCAAACAAAGAAATGCTGGCGGCCAACCCCTGGCTGTCTAAGTTGGACCCTAACCAATCGGTATACCGCGCTCGACAGGCAGATGTCTCTGAGCTTGGCTTTGATCACATTATGGATGTGCTGCGCCAAGACGTTGCCTCTGGCCGCATTCGTCCTGAGCAGTTAAACAAGGTCAGCATGGAGCAGGCCGTGCGCCGCACCTACGACTATGACCAAGAGCTTGCGGCCAAGATGACCGCATCTCGCGCCGCCCAACGTGAGGGCTTGCCTGTTTACAAGGAATATCCAGAAGGATATCGTTGGGTTGAGCTTAACAAGCCTGGATCGTTTGCCTCTGAGTCAGAAGCAATGGGCCACTCTGTGCGCGGCTACGAGCCACCAAAGGGGCATCCTGATTGGATGGAGGCGTCTGGGGACTCAGGCAGTCTAGGCTATGGACACGGAGGCTGGGAGGCCATTAAAGAAGGCAAGGCCAAGGTTTACTCGTTGGTTGATCCAAAGGGCGCACCTCATGCAACAGTTGAGGTTGGCCCAACGCATCGTGATCGCGGTTTTTTTGGAAATCAGCGCCCCATTGGGGATGACTATTACATTCAGCAAAACAAATATATTGCAGGCCAAAACGATGGCACGGTAAGTCCTAAAGTAACTTTTGCTGAGTGGTGGAGAGCCAGCCAAGGAATACCGGAACCCGAGTCGCTTGCTCCTCGTATCACCCAAATCAAAGGCAAGCAAAACGCCGCTCCTAAAGAAGATTATTTGCCGTATATACAAGATTTTGTTAAGGGCGGTAATTGGTCAGATGTTGGTGATGCAAGAAATGCTGGCTTGCGCCGCTACAGTGATGTGTTCAACCTAAACGAACAACGTGCAATTGAGGCAAGTGGTCAACCTGTTCCAAACAATGAATGGCTGACAGGGGAGGACATCCAAAGGTTGCACAATGCTGTTGCGCCGGAGGGTAAGCGCTTGAAGTACGACGCAAGGGGCAACATCATTGGCTCTGATGAGGGTCTTGCCCACGGTGGCCCAGTCAAGATGGCTGGCGGTGGTGCTGCCTTTGGCATTTACCCTAAGCAACGCGCCACTCCCAGTTCAGAAGAAACCAAAAAGGCCGTCAAGCAGGCGTCTCAAGTGGGTGTTGACTTACTTCTCCCGCAGGACGCAGTTGATGTTGGAATGATGCTTGTGCCTGGGGGGAAAATTGCACGCAAGGCTGGAGCGGCTCTCATTGCTGGCGGCGCTTCTACTGACACTGAAGCCGGGGTAATGAAAGAGGTGTTGAAGAAGCTGTTGAAGAAGGAGAAGGTTGATCACCCCCTGGTCTTTCCTCGCGCAGAACCCAAGGGCAAAGAAGACATCCGCCCGATTGCCCAACGTATGGCAGAGCAGATGACAGGTGACTTTGTTCGCCAGAATCCCAAGTTGACCACCAACCCTGCTGGCAAGTCCCGCAAGCAGTTTGAGCGTGAGCAGTCCATCCCGCTGGTGACGCGCAACGTCGTTCCGGAAAGAGACGTTCCTCCTATCGACTACGAGAATTTCAAGGACTACGCGATGGTTGGCGTTCCTGGCGACGCCTCACTGGGTGGTGTTGCCAAACGGGGCAGCCTGACCGAAAACACCAAGCCTACCGTTGAGTTGACCCAGGTGGGCGACATCACGCCAGACCAGCCTGTGCCACTCTTTGGCGGCCCCAGGTTTGGCAACGATGAGGTTTTCTGGGCCTCAAATGCAGATGCGGCTACGCCAGTGCAAAACAACGTCAACGCGCTGTCTGAGCTTTACGACGCGCCCGTGCTTGGCAAATACATCAAGATGGCGTCCGACTCAGCAAACTTTGCCCTCCACAATCTTGACTCGCTGCTTGCAATTCAGCGTCCAGAGCGACTTGACCGGAGCAAGATGGAGCAGTTGAACGAGTTAATTCGTAAAGGTTCACCAAAGTATGGTGATTTTCCAGGCTTCAAGGGGTTTGAAGACCCTATAGATGTTCTGCTGCAATCGCAACTCAACTCCAAGCTGAGGAAGCATATTGCCGAGACTCTGACAAAGCCGACAATCACCGACACGCTGGGCTTGCCCAACGGCCTGGATGTTGTTGCAGCGATCACGCACCCTCAGTTGCGCAACCTTGAGACTGGCGTGAGTGGGTTCTCGGTTGGCCAAATGACTCCAGGGGCAGTGCTTCGAAGGGGCGAGTCTGCTCACCCCACATACGACACAGACATTACTGGTAAGTTGATTTTACAGAACAAGTACCCCACGCCGTATGAGATTGCATTCCCCGACACCACGGCGTACGCTCGCAGCCAACTGACTCCTGGCGTCCAAGAGTTCAACATGATGAAGTTGCTTGGCCCGCGAGAGAGAATCGACCAGCAGTATATCGACGAGATGAAGATGTACGAGGAGTTGATGAAGCAGTACACCGGCAGAAAAAAAGGCGGGGCTGTCAGCGGCCTGTCTACAGTAAACAAGTTGTGCGGCTGCCACGACTGATCAAGGAACAAACATGGCCACGCAATTCCCGATAGACCCAGAGTTCAACCGCTTCATTGACGGCAATCCCAACCAAGACGAGGAGGCCGGTGGCGAGGAGGTGGCCCAGGTCGTCGACATGCCTGACTTGCTGGACTCTGAGCTTGAGGAGCTTCCTGATGGCTCTGTAGTGGTCACCCTAGACACCAAGGGGCCGATGGAGGACGAAGACTTCTACCAGAACCTGTCCGACAGCGACCTGATTCAGGACTACGACCTGAGTGCGCTTGCCCTGCGCTACATTGAGCTTGTCGAGAAGGACAAGGACGCCCGCAAGCAGCGTGACAAACAATACGAGGAGGGCATCAAGCGCACTGGAATGGGCAATGACGCCCCAGGTGGTGCGAACTTCAACGGTGCATCCAAGGTTGTTCACCCCGTGATGGCCGAGACTTGCATCGACTTTGCGGCCAGGGCCATCAAGGAGATGTTCCCGCCTGACGGCCCGACCAAAACCAAGATCCTGGGCGACGTGACTGAGGACAAGACGACGATTGCCGAGCGCAAGCGCGACTTCATGAACTGGCAGTTGACCGAGCAGATTGAGGAATTCCGCGACGAGCAAGAGCAGATGCTGACCCAGTTGCCTTTAGGCGGGTCGCAGTACCTCAAGCTCTGGTACGACCAAAAAAAGCGCCGTCCCTGCGCTCAGTTTTTGCCCATCGACAACGTGCTTTTGCCCTTTGCGGCGGGAAATTTCTACACCGCAGAGCGTTTTACCGAGGTTGAAGACATTTCGGACTGGGATTACAAGCGCCGCGTTGACTCTGGCCTTTACCGCGACACGGTTTTGTCTCGTGCCACGATGGACCCAGAGATGACTGGGGCGCAAAAGGCCACGAACAAGATCGAAGGCAAGTCCCAAAACGACAACGAGGACGCTGTTCGCCGGGTGTACCACATTTACACATGGCTGGAACTGGAGGACGACCCTGTCACCAAGGGCGAGATGGCCCCGTACATCCTGATGATCGACGACCTGTCGACTGACGTGATCGGCCTGTACCGAAATTGGGAAGAAGGCGACGACACTTACACCAAATTGGACTGGGTGATCGAGTTCAAGTTCATCCCATGGCGTGGGGCATACGCAGTTGGCCTGCCACAACTGATTGGCGGCCTCTCAGCGGCCCTTACAGGCGCTTTGAGGGCCTTGCTGGACTCAGCCCACATCAACAACGCTGCGACGCTCCTAAAGCTCAAGGGCGGCAAAATCTCTGGCCAGTCCCAAGAGATCGAAGTGACCCAGGTTGTGGAGATTGAAGGCGCTCCGGGGGTTGACGACGTGCGCAAGATTGCCATGCCCATGCCGTTCAATCCTCCATCGCCGGTACTTTTCCAGCTTTTGGGCTGGTTGACGAGCGCCGCCAAGGGTGTGGTGACCACCGCCGAGGAAAAGATTGCCGATGTCAACAGCAACACCCCAGTTGGCACCACCCAGGCGCTGATTGAGCAGGGTGCAGCCGTTTTCTCGTCCATCCATGCCCGTTTACACGAGTCTCAGGGCCGCGTGCTGCGCGTTTTGAGCCGGATCAACCGCTGGTATC